CACGCTTGGCCACAAGATCGATACACAATGAATTCACAGCATTGCTGATTTCGTTGCGAGTGATCTGATCATTGGGTTCAAACAAGTATTGCTTGCCAATTTCTTCCAATCTACCACGCATGAACGCAACCAATCGTGCCACATTGATACGATCCAGAGCAGATGCTTGTCCATATATGGTCTTGTTACCAAAGTTTGTGATACCCACACCTGGAATAAAAGTGATTGGATTGATGTTGTTCAAGTATTCAACATCACGCAGGCCTTGATTGTTACCAATAGTGTTGAATTCACCTGTAGCAGAGTCGATGTATCCAATTCGAGCAGCATTGTCGATCACACCGCGACGTGTACCAGCTGGTGCCAACCATGGATAGCTTACTGAATCACTACGAATTATGGTGCGAACCATCATGTGGCTTGGTGCTGTGACCACTGCACTGCCACCTAGATCTGTGGTCTGGCAACTGGGGTAGAACACAGCAGCATATGCCGAACTGGTTGTGAGTCCATCACCTGCAAATATGCCCAATCCACCATTGTCTGTGGCCCAGGCCGCAAGGTCATTACCATTTGGTCCTAGACGCATGGGAGTATCTCCCACCACGAACACAGTGTTATTACGCTCATTGCTGAGTGCTATCATGTTAGGAATCAGTTCAGGATATGCAGTACACGCTGCAAGATTGAACACTGCTTGTTCTTCTCGTGCTGTGACACTGGTATCAATGCCAGATTTTAGTGCAGCAACAATCAATGCACGTTGGGCAAAACGACCCATGTTTGGCGAACCATCCACTCGATTACCAGAAGCAGTGACCCAAGAATTGGTTTCCAGTATGTCCCAGTATGAAGTCTGTGTGGCAGGATTCTGATTGCTACCGGCCTGGATGGCCACATACAGCACAGCATTGTACAGCACCTGGTCGCCCACAGCATAGGTAGTGCTGCTGTTCCAGGTAGCATAGCTGAAATCAGCAGCGTTGAAGTAATCAACCTCAAAACTCTTCACATTGTATCCCGAACGACGTGTGTTGAACAACAACATGCCTGCTGGATATAAGGTGTAGTCTGGAGCATCAACGTCCAAGTAATTGCTGGTGAGCAAGGATGTGATACTGGGTATATCTCCGGTGATAGGATTCACAGCACCTGTGGTGCTCCAACGAGCATCTGCAAACACAATACCATTTGATGTTTGTTGGTCAGTGTTGTCAATCAACACCCATTGATTCACCCCATCCACTTGTTGCCAACGCTTGATCACTGGATAGATTTCAAGATCGCTAGTGTCGATCCAGATATCACCATATACCAGCACAGTACCATCAGTCTGTGTAGTAGGTGCTGTGGCAGAAATAATTGGTCCTGTAGGATTGGTGTCCGACAGATCAAAACCGCGTGTGTCGTTGGTTTCATTCTGATATCCCACCCATCCTGAACCACTTTGGATCATGATGTCCACTTGGCTGGCGGTAGAATAGTACCAATATGTACCAGAAATAGGATCTTGGTCAGGTGCTGTGGCACTGGCAGTGTACACTAGTGGAATCCATCCACTGAGTTGCAGATATTCTTCTTGATTATCAACATATACATTACGACAACCTGTGGTGCTGGTGGTAAACCCAGCATCACTCACCGCAGTGTCATTACCAACATCTTGCAGCAAGATCACGCCACCAATGCTTTGTGTGAGCACAATGGCACCGGTACTGCTCACTGTGGCAACCACATTAGGCAGACCTGCTGAGCTCACAGCAGTGACAAACGCTGCTGCATCAGTACCATTCACTGTGACAGTGACTGTTGAGCTCAATGTGGTTGAATTTGCTGTGCTTGTGGTGATGGTAAATTGATCGCCATTAGTAAAACTAGGTGTGCTGGTATTACCAGTCACTATAGTTGCGCCTGCTGGACTGCGTTCAAATACCTGCAGAGTATAAGTGCTGTTGTAAGGATATGCGCCCACAGTACTGGTTGCCGGACTCACATTGTATTGTGTATAGGTTGTGCCTGCAGGAATGTTTTTACCACCACCTGTAGCATCAAATGATGCATTGGCACTCCAGTCATTTTCATATACTAGAGCAGACTGTGCCACCCACACACCCAATGGTGTGCTGTATTTTTCCACGATCATGGAAGTACCAAGATTTTGTGCAGTGGTCTTGTTCCACACACTGCCTGTAGGACGTGGTGTAGTGTCAGTGGCTCTCCAACGTGGGTTCTGATAGCTAGGACTTTGTTGCAGTCCGGGTGCATAGTATGTAGTATCTGCGGTAAGACCCAGAGTGGTGAGCAATCCTGATGTTGATCCTGAGGAACTGATCAAGATGATACCATCATCTGCGGTAGAACCATCGGCTGTGGCTGTGCTGTCTGCAAACAAGCAAAGTTTGTTGTCAATCACAGCAGAATACACTCCAGTGATGTTGGCAGTGTTGATGGCAGCACTGAGTCCCTGAATGGTGTTGTTGGCTGCCGCAGGCACTGCTACCGAGGTACCATTGATCACAATGGTGTTGCCTGCAGTGAGTGTTGCGGTCACTGCATTGGCACCTTGCACAGCAGGCCAACTCAATTTCCAATCGTCGCTACCCACCAGCACCCAGGTATTGAACAGGCCACTGAGAATGACTGAATTGCCTGTTGCAGCCACTACGGCACCATTCTTGTAGTACACAGGATTGGCCGTGTTGGTGGCCACTACTGTGTAGTCACCGATGGCTCCGTAATCTTGCAGTGGTATACCATTGCTGAGTTCGGCAGTGCTGGTGATCACGCTGGGTGTTATGCTTGTGAATGCACCAGTGGTCTGATTCCATTCAAAGATACCCCACTGAGTGGTAGCAGTGTTCAACCAATATGTGCCATTGTCAGGTTCGCCTGTGGGGCGCACAAGAGTGGCTGTGAGTTCTGTGAGATCAATATCCACACGCTGTACATACGCACGATTGGTCACACCCAGTGCGGAAAACGCAGCCAACAAGCCGTATTCGTTGAGTTCGTAACCATTGATAGGGGTGCCTGCTGTGGTTTTGTAGAAGAATGGGTTGCCAAATGTGGCTGCAAGATCTCGCTGACTGGTGATCAGATACAGGCGGTTAGCATTAGCTGCTAGGGTTCCTGCTGCCACACCTACTCCTGAACCTGATACTTTGTTCTGTGCTGTGGCGATCAAGAAGTAAGGTACTGAATTTGTGGCTGCTGGAAGGTACTGACTTTCGTCAATAACTGTGACTTGGACTCCGGGTGATACTAGTGCCATGTTGGCTCCTTTAAAAACTGTTATAGATATTTATCGGATGCCTTCAAAACCAGGGGTGTTGCGATGCCCTTTGCAAAGGTTTACAGTATAAATACCCCATGAGACCCATGTGTACCGCCTGCAATCAACGCCTAGTGGCTGTAAACTATCGTCGAGATGATATCACGCACTATCGAGCCAGGTGTGATCACTGCATCCGGCGAAACAAGAAGATCCGGCCGCCAGAAGCACTATGGAAGAAGGCAGGGTACAAGAAAAAACCCACATGCGATCGCTGTGGGTTTCGGCCTAGATACGCCAGCCAGACCTTGGTATATCACATGGACGGCAACATGCGGAATGTTGCCCTGAACAATCTCAGGACTGTGTGCCTGAACTGTGTGGAAGAAGTCAGGCGACTAGATGTTCCATGGGTGCCAAATCCGCTGCAAGCAGACCGTTGAGTTGACGGTATAAGTCATCCACTGTGGAATTGTTTTCCACAACATGATCAAATGTGGTGCCTGCCCATGAATATTCACTGGCATGCACGCCTTCAGAATCCAACCAACGCTGTGCTGCTTCATCACCGTGATTGGCTTTGGCTGCTATGTCATACCAGTGAGGAATTATTCCACGCTGGACCCAGATCACTCTACCGCCTTGATTCTTGATAGCAGCCACTTCGTTGCGGAATCTGCAATCTGAGATCACGATGTTGTCTGAACTTCGACGCAGTTTGTTCTCCAAACTAGCAATCCAGATGTCTGTGTGAAAAGAATTCCTGCCTACTTCTGTGCCCCAGTGTTGCAGGATCCAGCGCGGAGTCAAGTGTGGCATTCCAAGGCGTTCGGCCCACCAAGGATCCACTTGCTCACGCCATTCTCGGGCAGATTTTGTTCGGCCCTCCAGCAGTTCTCGATCCCAGCCAAACACCGCTGCCACAGCATCTTTAAGTGTGGCGGCAAATGAATCACGACGAAAACCGTGAAAGTTCACAAGATAGTCAGCGGCAGTGTCTTTGCCCGCACCGATAAATCCGCAGATGCCAATGATCATACCAGTTCCTTTATGTTTAGATGTTTCAATGTTGTTTGTAGCAGTTCAATCTGACGCCTGCAATCTTCCAGTGCATGGTGGCTGGTTGGCGGTTTTGGTAAGCCGGGCCACAATGAAAACACAGTGCGACTATCACGGACTATGTAATACTTCCAGGGCAGCGGACGACCATGACTCTTGTAAGCATGCTCAAGAATGTTCATGTCAAAAGTAGGACCTTGTGCCCAGATGCGTTTGCTTTTCCAGATCAACTTGCCCAGTTCTTCCAGAGCGGTGTCCAGTGGAATCCGATTGTCCAAGCCAAATGCTTCTTCCTGTGCTTCCGCGGGTTGTGTGGCCCACCAGTCGATGGTGCCCTGTTCGATGTTGCGATCAGGTTGGCTGTCCGGATCGATTCTGGCATAGAACTGTTGCTTGTGATAGCCTGTGCCCAGTGGGTCAAATGTCTGGGCAGCAATGGTCAGGATACAGGCTTCTGGACCTGTGCCCACCGTTTCAATATCAATCATTAGATCAGCCATGTGCTGATTATAGCACAGATCTTAGCCAATCACAAAGGTCAATGGCTGACTTCCATCTACATAATTCACCAATTGTGTGATTAACGAATCCATTTCGGCCTTGGCTTCGCTTTTCATGGCCGCACCGTTTAATGTGCCTCCGCCATTTGGTCCGGCGATAGTGCCAAATTTTTCACGGGCTTCACCAATGATCATCTTACTCACTGCTACCATGTAATCTCTGATCCATTGTTGGATCTGAAAGTCAGCTAACAGTTGTATCTCGGGCTTGAGATTATAGGTCCACAACAATACTACTTCACCACCGCCTGCTGGATTACGGATGATTTGTAGTTTCTTTGTGACCGGATTCCAGGTGTAATTTAGGAATCCACCAAACATTCTAGCAGCCAATTCCACATACTGACTGTAGAAATCGTATGTGGCAAGACCACCTGATTGATTAAAGTTGATCAGGTACACATTCATCTGTGCTTGACTGAACGGGTCAAAGTTTGATCCCATAGGTCCTGATGCTATACCAAAGGTGCGTTTGAAGATCTGTCGAACACTCTGCACTTCCTGGGGCAAAGTGTAGATGTTTTGCTGATTGACCAACTGCATGAAACTGTATGATTCTTCATATGCATTATTGGCCCGTTGACGGTAAGTGCCAATGGTCTTCTGATAGGCTGCTTCAAAGTGAGCCGGATCCAGTTCAATATCAATGATCTGGCTGCCCAATTGCAGGCGCACATACTCAAAAAGATTGTTCTTGAGTGTTACTAGGTCTATGGGTTGTTGTTCTTGCATCAGGGACTCCGTCCCTGATATTTAGCATATTACCAGATCTTAAGGATGATCAAATTGTCGTTGCCACGCCCGTTCCATTGAGTTTCTGTGGTGCTCAACTCTTTGAAGATCTTGCGGGTTGCTGGCTTGCCTGCTGCCAACAGTGCTTTCAAGGTCTCTGCTGGCTTACGCAGGGTTTTCTGTGAACTTGCACCTGTGTCAAACCCAATCACAGCAGAACTCTTCACTGTGAAGTTGCCACGATGTGCATCACCAACCACATGGATCAGTTTGCGTTTCACGGTGTCATAG